CTGTGCCATCAACACTCAGGCCGGTGCCAGGCTTGACTGCACCAACCGCACCAGCTGTTGCAATCGGCAGATCAGTAGCCGTCAACGCACGCCCAGCCGTCACACGGCCAAAGGCGTCGTAAGTCACCACAGGGCTAGACCCTGCTGTCACCACCGTGCCAAGGCTGACTGCGCCATTGCCATCAACGGCTAAGCCACCAGCCGTTGGCACACTTACCGCGCCAACTGCCGTTGCGCCGCCCTTGGGCAGATCAGCCGGAACAATCGCCCTAAACGTCGGTGCCGCTGCACCGCCCGTCGCCGGCCCCGCCAACACCACGTTGGCCGATTGATTGCCCAGCTTGTCTAAACCAATCGGGCCGCTGATCTTGGCGTCAGTGATGGCACCATCCACTACCTTCGCAGTGGTGACGGCATTGGTAGCCAGCTTCACTGTGGTGACGCTGCCATCAGGGATGGCAACTGTTGCACCGTTGATCTTGCTGAAATCAATCGACCCTGCTGGCAAAAGCCTGATGCCAGCACTGACCAAGCCTTCAGGCGTGACCTTCTTCGTCTCACTGGCGCTGGAGTCAACAATCGGCAGCTCGTCATTCGCCGCAACGAGTGTGCCGTCCAGCGCGGCAAGCTGACTAATCTTCAGGTCTGCCATGCCAAAGCCTGCGCCTGTCTAGGGATAAAGCCAGTCTATGAACGACTAGGCGGCAGCCTCTAGCGCCACGTAACCGCTGCCATCCTGCAGGAATAGCTTGTCGCCATCTTCCTGCAGCAACAGGTAGGCAGACGGCAGTTCATACCGCAACGCAATCTCACCAGTCGTGACAAACTCAATCGTGCTTTGCAGCGGCTCGCCAGGCTCAAATGCCAAGCCCACATTGGTGACCACCGCTGTGATCGCATAGAACAGCGCCGTGCGCGACGCAATCCCCGTCAACGTGTCATCTAACGGTCCAGCCCCATCACGCTTGATGATCAACTCAGCTTTGAACTCACTTCCAAGCTGCTGCCGAAGAACGAGCTGATGAAAATACTGCGCTGTCTCTTGGCTGGCATCAATACCACCGCACTGTGATGGCCGCCAATCCCAGAAGCATCGGATCTTACCGCTGCCGCTAATCAGACCCGACCACTGACGGGCAAAGGCATCACCAAGACCGGTCACGTCAGCCGTCGCTCGATCCGTAGACAGGCTGAACTCAGCAATCTGCCCTAGGCAATGCGATGCACCGCCTTCCAGTTCAGCCAAGAACGGATAAGACCCGGCTGGCACTTGCAGCGGCACGGCTTTAACCGCTTCGCCTGCTAAGGCATCAGACCAGGACTGATAAAGCCGCAGACCACCCAAGGCGTCTACGTTCACGTACCAAGTGCCGTCGGGGTGCTGAACGCCATCTCCCCAGCCGCTAGCAGCGACAAAATCCAGCGACTGGCCGGACGGGGTGCCATCCGCTTCGATGCGGCGCAGCGAAAGCCGATCACCAGTCAGGAACGTGCCGTTGGGGAAATCAAAGCTAAACCGACGCTCGCTGACGTTGACGTCGCCAGGGTCCATCTCAGAGCGAAACGCCCCGTCACCCACGCGCGTTAGCTGAACAATGCCGGCTGAACCGAGATAGATCGCCACGTCAGATACCTCCCAAGGTGGATTGAATCAGTGGCCCGCAAACGCTGAACGACACATCAACGCTGATCACTTCACCGGCACTAGCACCTAAGGAAGCGCTGGACAGCATTGCGTCAAATTCCACCAAACGATCACCCGTGGTCAGCTTGAAACGATGCTTTTGATCAGGCGCCACCTTCCCGGTCTGTAGCAACGTCTTTAACAACGGCTGCCCTTCAACCTTCCCTAAGACGTCTTCGTAGAAGTAAATGGAGCAGCTGCCTGCATAAGACTGCCGTCCAAGTCGGTAGGTCGGCGCGTAATCGCCAAGCGTTGTTGTCGGCAACAGGTTCGCCGAAGCGGTCAAGCTCCACGACGCGGCCTTGCCGACCTTGACCCCATCAACCCACAAAGCGCTGTCAATGCCGCTGTAAAACCCAGCCATGGCTACTCAGGCACTGCCATCAGGTTGACGCTGACGCTCTGGATACCAGGCGCCTCATAGGTCACGCTAGGCGGCGAGGCATAACGCCACTTGCTACCAGCAGGCTTGATGTGTCCATAGCTGGCCATACCAGCAAACACCTCTGCCGGCAGGTCAAACACCTCAAACCCACCGCGCGCAATGGCGTAGTGATCCGTGATCTGCTGACCTTCTGCATCCAGCAAATTGCTAAACGCCAAGCTCAACTGCTGACCTGTGGCAACGCTGCCGTGCAAGACCCGCACCTCATAGCCAGACAACGAGGTGTAAGCGCTTGACGGTTGCTGGCCAGGCGTCCACGACCGCGACGAGGGCCTTAGCTGAGGAAATGCCACAACTGCCATCAGCTAAACGATCCTCCAGTCACGTCAAGAGCGACAAGGCTTCGTCCTTGGCTGTCAACCGGGAAAAACCTTGCCCTGATTGTAGTTAAACCGCCCAAGGTCTCCTCAATCACGTCGATCTGATATAGCTCGCTAAAGCTGCCAGCGCCTTCAGTGCTGCTTTCAGTGGTCAGCGTCATACGCACCACGTCACCAGGATTCAACATTGACCCCTGCACACTGGTCTGCCATGTCGCGGTATGCGTGACATGCCGGCGTTGCGCCAAGAAGAAACGCCCCGCCTTGATGGCGTGAGCTTCGCTTGTGATGAACTCACTACCGTCATAGGTCTCAAACGGACCGTCAGGGGCGCTGCCTGTGTAGCGCACCTCTGTGGTCTTCACCATGCCTGGACCGTTATCAGGCTGCTCACGCCACAGCATTAACGCAGCAAAGGGTCGCAGGTCAGCCGCATCAACCGACGTGCGGGTGTAGCTCCCAGCAATGACGTCTGCGTTGGTGAACTCCATCACAGGAGTCACGGAGTCAGTTGAAATGCTTGTGCCGCTAACAGGGACTGCTGGCTTCAACCCAAAGCGCCCATCCACCTGCGTCATCTGCAACAGGTAAAACGGTGCTACCTGCGTAATCCATTCGCGTAGGTTGGCGTTGGTATTGATTACCCCGTCAAACCACAACCCTTGCGCTGCACAGAACTCGGCTGCACTTCTAAGCCGTGCGTCGTCAATCAGCGCATCAGGCACCCTGGCGCATCGTGTCATGAAGTAACGCACTAGATCAGGAAACTGATTGGAGCTGCCTGCTGAGCCTTCAATTAAACGGTCAACAATGACGCCATCCCGAACGAAAGCGTGAACTTGCTTGGCATACAGCCCTTCCTCAATGTCAGTCGTGTGGCTAATGGAAAGAGTGGTCAGCCTTTCAAAGCTGCCGCCAGAGCCGCCTGTCTGCGGCAAGCCCGATGGGAGTGGACAATCGTATTCGTTGGTTTCAGTGACGTTGACGACGAAGCTATCAGTTACAACAGCAAGACTCGTGCCGCCACCAATGTATTTCTCGTCTCGCTCTGCGGTGTACGAAGAGAAATCGACCGAGCGGACAGAATCATCAGCAAAGAAGTAAGCGTTGTTTAGCCATGTGTCGTAGTTGCTTTGCGTTGGGCTGGCCGGGATGGTAAAAACTTCGTTTGGCGGGTAAAGCAACCCCATGGACCGCTTGGGATTGCTAAACGTGACTTCGTATTGATCGCAAAACGTAAAATCAGGGTTGGGGGTTTTAACCGTCTTCTTATCCCAGCCAATAGCCGCGGAAACTTTTGCAGATGTAAAAAACCTTGGCGAGATCCGCGCAAACGACCGCATATTGTCGGGGTCAGGCGCCGCAGCTGTGCCTTTATAGCTTTTGCCAGACATGGCAGATGGAAATCCGTCTAACCCATTGCCAGAACCTTGCAATAAGTACGTGCCTGAAATCGACGCCGTAAACGACCGACAACGATCCGTCTTTGACTGAACGGTGATGCTTCCAGAGCCATACAAATAGAATCGATCAGACGAATCAGCTGATGTAGGCACACCGCTACTGGTCGCATTTGTTGTGTACCTGGTCGTCTCCGTGTACGTCATCTCGCTGATGCTGATAGTCCCACCAGGCGTCAATGACGAAACAGAGCCGTAATTGGTTTGAGCGCTTGGGATGCCCTTCTTTGCGCCTAGCCACACGTCAGCCGTTGCAATCGCTGGGCATTGCCCGTCAGACACAACACACGCCACCCCTGTCGTAATGGTTTTGCACGTTCTTGAGTAATTCATCCGCACCGCAGGCGGGCTTACGAATACTCCCCCCGTACTGCCGCGCTTGCAAAATACAACTGGGATCGTGTCACCTAACACCACGACCGATTGCGAACGATCTACATACGACGATTGAAACTCATCTGCCTTTACCAAATCAGTGCGCAGCTTTGAGCTGGTCGGCGCAACCGGCCCCTGCGGATAAACGCGATCAAACTGAAAGTTCATAGCGTTGGCGGTGTCCCCACAAGGGTAGTGGTGTACTTACGCGGCGGAATCTGCGCCCCAATCGGCTCCAGGCTGCTTCCTACTGTCAACGCCACTACCTGCAGGTTGCTTTCAATGCTGACCACTTCGCCAACCATGCGCGCAATCAGCGTTTTGGCGCTTGGCGTGTCTGGGTTGAACTGATACATCGTCATTTCAACCAGCCAACCATTAGCAAACGCCTGATCGGCAAAATCCTGACGGCTCTTGGAATACGGAAACGTCAGCGTCAAGCCTGTTTGCTCAGTGCCGGTGCTAACGATGGTGCCGCTGGTCTCAAACGCACCGAAGTCGTAGCTATCAACGGTTTGCCCGATGAAGTAGTTCTGCAGCTTGAGCTGATCAGTAGAGCCAGAGAAAACGCGCAAGAACTGCGCTAGTGCTGCGGTTGCCATCAGCGCATCCCCACGCCAGCGCGTGCGTTAGGACTGCTGCGCAGCTGATTCATGGTTTTATTTACAGCCTCGCTAACAATGTTTGGCACGTCGCTGGCTTTAACGTAATCACCTTCAGGCGCGCGCATGATGTTGCCGCTATAGGTCAGATTGACCTGCGGTGCGCCACCACCCCCACCACCTTGCGGGCTATAGCGTGACATTGCTTCAGATGTTCTGCCCTTGGTGTACTTGTCCCAATCTTCTTGCGCAGATGCATTGCGCTCTGCCGCCTTTCCTCTGTTGTATGCCTCAGCTTTCTCTATAAACCGCCGAACCATGTCCCAATATTCGCTCATTTTGCCACCCTTGCCTCTGTTTTTTAGATTAAAAGCTTGCGATGCGTCATACCACTCCTGCGCAAATAGCGGATTGTTAGCAGCTGCGCCAAATTGCGCCATAACACCCTGAACTGCATTGCCGCTAGACGCTTGCTCCATTGCACCGGCAGCTGACTGCGCTGCACCAGCAGCTGCCTGCGCGGCCTGCGCGCCTGCCTGCATGTTGCTAGCAAATTGCCCAGCAGCGCTTGCGGCTGCTTGCGTGTTCTTCGCCACAACGTTTTGCTGATAGGCGGCATCGGCCACTGCGACCTTGCCTCTGTAGGTCGCCTCTGCTGCACGGTTCTGCTCTGCCGCAACTACCTTCGCCACTCGCAACTGTTGCTCTGCATAACCAACCGCTTGGCGCTGAGCGTTTAGCGCTTCAAAGTGCGCGGCCGTTACAGTTTGCTGCGCAATGGCCAGCTGCACAACGGCATAAACCTCGCGCTCTTTCATGCGGGCAGACTCAACCGCAATGCGCGCTTTCTCAAGCTCAGCAGCAATCGTGGCGCGAGTGGCCTGCAATTCCAGTTCCGCTTGGCGAACAGTCAGCTGATACACAGCTTGGGCTGCCTTAACGCGCTCTTCTTGCGTCACTGCTGCGTCAAGCTGCCGCTCTGCCTGCTGTAGCAAGACACCGTTAACCGCCTGCTCAGCTTCAAGGCGTGCTTGCGTCATTGACAAAGTGTTGTCAACAGCTTGGGTCATTGTCTGCCCGAACTGGTCTGCGGCAGTTACGGCGGCCTTGATGGACTCGGTAATAGCCTCTTGTGCTTTTTTTAGCTCTTTCGCCTTTGCCTTGGCATCTTCTACTTTCTCTGGCATTGAGCTGTAGTTTTCCAAGCTCTTGCCAGCCTCCTCTGTCACTTTTCCCTGCTCTGCCTTCCACTCTTTGACCTTGCTGCCAGACAAGCCCAGCTTTTCAACGATGGCGCCCATAGCGCCAACAAGGCCTTGAATGATGGAATTATTTGATAGCTCCTTGAACCAGTTCACGACAATGGCAAGGACCTTGGCAAGGTTGGCAACATAACCAATGGCAGCCTGCATCCCCTTAATCAGAATATTCTGCACAACATCAATAATCACGCTGAAGTCAATGTCGGCAAACGCATTGGCCAGCGCCGCCCGCAGTGGCTCAAGCGCTTTCATCACTGCCGGGAAGATCACATTGCCGAGATACCCCCACCAATCCGCAAGCTTCTGACCAACCGCCGCCAACGCCTCGGCGCCAGCGATCACAAACGGCGCGAACACCTTGCCAATGCTATTCAGCAGTTGATCCGCAACTTGCTTCAAGCTGGCCATTGCCTTCTGCTGGTCATTCAACTTGTTACTGAAATCACCAGAAGCGGTAGCGGCGCCAGATAAAGCCTTGTAGATCACATCACTAGTGATCTTGCCCTCTTCACCCATCTTGCGGATCTCAGCCGCGCTAACGCCCATGCTGCTGGCGATTGCCTGGGCTAGTTGCGGCATCCGCTCAAGAATTGCCCGCAGTTCATCGCCCTGCAGCTTTCCGCTACCAAGCGCCTGACTTAACTGCAGAAACGCCCCGCTGGCGTCCTCTGCGGTAGTGCCTGAAGCTTTGGCAATGGCGTTAAAGCCCATATAGATCTCGCTGGTCTCTTTCAGGCCAAAGCCCAGGCCTTTCAAGCGGCCGTACACGTCAGCTAGGGCTGTGCTGGCTTCCGTCTGACTTAACCCAAAGCGTTGCGCCGCCTGCGAAGCAACCGCCAACGCTGCGTTGTACTCCCCGGTGCTATCGGTGAAGTTCTTGAGCTTCTGCTCAGCGGCGCCGCGCTCAAACGCAACGTCCAAACCCTTCTTCACTAAGGCCAATGCGGCCGCAACCGACAGCAGCGGGCCTAACGCCGCAGTAATTGCAGCACCCAATCCACCAACAGCACCCGCGGCGCCACTGCTAGCCGCGCCAAACGCGCGGATGTTATTGGCCGCGCCGCCCATTCCCTGCTGAGCCTTAGCTGCAGCAGTTTCTACATTCTTGAAGCTATTGGCCAGCCTGTCGACTTCGCTACCGCCTAGCGCCTTGGCAACGATATCGACGCTGTACTGGGCCACGATTGCCGTTCACCGTAGACCCAGTTTATCGGCGGCGCTGAGCTTTCT